TTGGTCTTTTGGTTTTAATATAGAGGCTTCCATACTAGAATAAATATTACCGCCTTGTATACTAGATGGTTCGATTACACCTTTCTTATACATAAAGTCAAAAAGCTTATTTTGAGCATAATATGTTCTATCACCCATTGAATCTTTTGACAAGGCTAGAACTTTTAATTTTTCTGGCATGACTATGATATCAATTAATGGATGGTCACGAATTATGTAATTACCATCAAGAGACTTACGTATATTAAGACTTATGACTGCTTGTGGTTTTTCTTCTTGTTCCTGTTGTTTTTCGGAATCTGGTATATTTTTTGGGTCAATATTTATTTTGATTTGCATTACTCAGTTTCCTTAACTAATACTTGTAGATACATTATATCTTCTAGAAGTCTGGTATCTATTTGCTTTTCCTTAAAAGATTCAAGCATAAGCATAAGTTTGTCAAAATCTTTGTTTGATTTTATACTTGAAGATTCAGATATTATTTTCTTTATTCTTCCAATCTCTTCATTTAGATAAATTTTAAATTCAACATCATCGTGTTCTGTCATGATGTATTTTGTTAATAATTTCTTTTGTTCTTCTAACAAAGAAGTATTGTATTTCTCATTGAATTTCTTAACGAATGTTTTATAAACAATATTATCAATTGGTTCAAGCTGTTTAAATGTAGATTCACCAATTGTAAGATAGTCAACTAATGTTTGTTCTAATATGATTCTAGTTTTAATTGGAATATCTAAATCAAAAATTTGTGAGATAGTCGCAAGATTCTTATAGTTTGGCATAAAGTGTTGGAATACTGATTTACCAATATCTTTATTTACTTTTGATATAAGACGACTTTGCTCGTTGAATATGTCTGGTTGACTTAGACCGAAATAAACTCTCTTTGATTCATTAATCAAAGATTTTGCTATTTCTTTATCAACTTCTTTTGTTTCATATAAAGTCTTATAAACATCAAGTTCTCTAGCAAGTGGTCTGCCTGTAGAGAAAAACTCTTTTAATACAGATACAATTTGTCTTTTTGTTGTCTCATTTTTCTCTACGGCTGCTTTTGCTAGTTCTTTAACCAGAGCTTCGTAAAGAAAAGCGGTATTTCTTTTCTTATTGTGCTTTAACTTTGGTTTGTCCATTATTTTTGTTCTCCAAGCTTTCAATTAGCTTATTAATTTCGTTACTAGAGTTGAATAACATTTTTTCCTCTAAATCATAATTAGATTCAATATTTTCAGCAATTCCATTTGCTAGTGAAGAAAACTCTCTTGAACCTGCAAATAGTTTATCTATACCAGCAAAGCTTTCTCCACCACTAGAACGCATTGAACGATTTCTTGCTCCACTACCACGTTTGTCTATGGTTACTGGTGCGTACATTTTTCCTTTTGCACCTCTAGTTGTGTATGCCTTGTCCTCGCGCTTACCTGCTGGTGGGGAGGCTAGTAATGTTTCACCACCCTCTTCTCCACCTCCACCTTCCGGTGCGGCTCCACCGCCTTCTGGCGCGGCTGGTGCTTCTCCTCCTGCTGGTGGTGCCCCACCAGCTTCTGGTGCTGGTGGCGTTTCTCCACCGCCCCCACCGAGGTCTAAGCCGCCACCGCCTCCTCCTCCACCACCACCAGCACCTTGCTCTTCAGTACCGATAGTTTCAAGTGACTTGGCATATTTGCGGTCATAGTATTGTTCACGTTGAATTCTGACAAACTCTTCGTCAGAAATCTTAAATATTGTCTGAGCAATCCAACGCTTGCTGAAGAATCCTTCGGTAGCAGCAGATGCAATATCAAACTTAACTTTCCAATGCTCAAGTTCTTGTAGAGCTGCAATCTTAGAGGGGTTGCTCAAAGAAAGTTTGAATGAAAGTAAGTCGTTACCTCTATATCCAAGAGTATAAAGATGGATGATACCAATCTTTTCTAATTCAGAAATTACTGCTCTTTGAAGTCTTTGAATTGTTCTAGCAAAACGAATATCTTTCTGTGCTAATGTAGCTTTATCTTCTGACGCACCTTCACCTCTTGAAAGATACGACATTGGTACTTTTAAGGCAGAGAACAACTTATCACGAAGATATTTGATATCATCAATTGCTGTTGTATTTTGACCACCAGCTAATGCTTCAATTTTTGTAGAACCTGCACCACCACGAACAGGAATGAAATAATCTTCGTCAACAGACATTGGATTATAACGTAAATCAACACGACCAGTTTCTGGGTCAAGAATTTGATTACGCTTCATTGTTGTCATAACTTTTTGCATATACTGTTCTACTTCATTTGGTGGGATAGCACCAACGTCGATGTAGAATACTTTGCGCTCTGGTGAACGAACTACACGATAAGCCATCATTGCATCTTCCATCAAAGTTAATTGACGGAAGATACGACGGGCTGGGTCTAATACAGAAGTACCGTATGGTGAGTATCTGTCATTACCTAAAATTCTAAAGTGTGCAATTTGCCAATTCTCAAAAGCAATACCACCAGAGTTCCATTGATATTGAACATAGTTTGGATTTGTCTTATCTTCACCTTCTACGCGCTCTACTTCATTTGTTGGAAGCCCTATGGCATTCTTGACACCCATTTGTTCATCGATATCAAGATATAGGAAATAGTCTCCAAACTTACACATATTTCTACACCAACTATAAAGGTTTGATTCAAGATTTAATACTTTGAAATATAGTGTAGTTAAGATATGTTTTATTTCTTCATTAGGACAATCAATCTTCATCATAGGAGATAAGTCAGAAGATGTTGTCATTTCATCTCCATAAATATCAAGAGTAGAAGCAATTTCTGGCATATATTCCATTTGTTCAAAATCTGTGTATCTTTGAACACGATTTTGAGCAGATAAAATCTTTGAGGAAAATGCTTCGTAGTTTCCATAGGTTGACTTTTTAAAAGCCAATCCTTGGGCAGATGTGAAATTAAATTTATCAAGTTGGCCGCGCTTATATCTACTTTGATAAGCGTGTCGATAGTTTACAATTGGACCAGAGAATAGACGAGTCAAATTTTTAAATAATGGTGACTCTGCGTTCTTGGTATTTACTTTCTTTTTATTATCTGCCATTTAGTTTATCCTTTAAATATCCAACCATACTCTCTGGCTACCGACATTGATTCTCTACGCATCATATCGTTGTTATTAAAATTTTTCATGCCATGAATAGATGTATTTAGTATTGTATTCGATTTCTGGATTCCGTCAAGTAGGGCGCGCTTTATTTCTGTCTCTCTATAACTAGTTTGAAAGACAGTATCCTTTATCCAACAAGCAATTGCTAGTGACATAATTAAATCGTCGTTATATCCACGCATCGCTTGTGGTTTACCATTGTGCCAAACGAAAGTGTTTAATTCATTTACTAATCGTTTAGAATTAATTTTAATTTGTTTATTTCTTATAAACTCTTCAAGTTTGGCAATAATAAGTGGTCTTGATTTATAAGAAGTGGTAAAGCCCGGAACTGAGTTGGTCATTGACTCTGCTAAGGCTTGGTCAATGTGTTCGTTTGTTCCCTTTACTGAGTGGAATACGTTTGGGTATCCAAGTCCAATTAATTCTTTAAGAACTGCATACCCAATGTTATTGTTCTCAATAACAATCATGCAATTGCCATATTCTTTTCCACAATTATATAGAAATCTTGCATATTCATCTGTTGGCATCTTTCCTTGATATTCTGCAATTATTTCCATAGTATCAACGTTCAAGAGATGAAATACTGAGAAGTCCGAACCATCTCCTCTCGCTACGTCTGCTACGAGAGCATAACTGTGATTTGGGTTATATTCTTTCCAAATCCAATAGTTTCTATCAAGACCAGAGCGATGTTTTGGTTCTGAGCAATTTTGATTATAGATATCTATATCTTCTGGTGCTATAACAGTTTCACCAGAGGCGTTGAATGAACATTCATATTCTTGTGCAACTTCTCTTTTGGACAAGTTTCTGGTTTCTTTATCAAACCATTCTTGGTCACGGTCTGGGTGTGCAGACCAATGTATCTTCATTGGGTGGAATTCATTTGTATCTGCTTCAGCACCAACATAACTTTGGTGGAACCAATTACCTACACCGTTAGGAGTTGAAATAGCAATACAACGACCACCAGTAGCAAGCGTCGGATAAACACCTGTCCATAGTTCATCCATGCCTTCAATGAAGGCAGCTTCGTCCAATACCATCAATGATAAAGCTTCTGAACGACCAGCATCACCAGACGTTGCAGAAGCTTTGATTTGAGAGCCGTTTGAAAGCTCAAATGAATTTCTATTGTCAATTGAGATATCTGCTATAATAAGCCACGGAGGTAAGTTTTTGATTACATACTTAACTTTCTTTACTAAGTTTGCTGCGGACAAGAGCTTAGTTGCCAAAACCAAAACGTTTTTATCTCTGTGAAACAACATTAGCCAAGCAATGTAGGCAGCAACTATTGTTGATAAACCTAACTGACGGGCTTTGAGAATTATGTTGAATCTGTAATCAATGAAGTTTTTTAATGCTTCATCTTGAAACGTGTAGGTTTTAAATGGTATTGGCCCACGAATAGGATGCGAAACTCTGGCATATGTATTAATAAAATATACTGGGTCACGCCCGCATTTTAATATTTCTTTTTTAATTTGTTCCTGTGTGAGTTTATATGCCATAACATTTTCTTTAGTCTTTCTTTTCTTCTTTTCTTGTAACGTTTATTGATTTTCTACCGTCCTGTCTTCCAAGAGAAAGGAATTTCTTAACAACATCGCGTGTTGGGTCTTCTGAGCGTTCTCCAGCAGGTACTACATCTTTCATGCTTGTAATTTCAAATTCTTGATAAGCAGTTATCAAGTTTCTAATTCTAGAAATATGTTGTCCATTAATTTTAACATCACCCATTGCTTTCAAAGAAACGCTTGATTTTGTAACTGCACGATATTCTTTCTTCAAGAAAGAAACGATATCAGCCATAATATCAGCAACTTGATTTTTAAACTTTGGGTCACTCATTTGTTCTAGCTTTACATCGGTCTGATAATAGACACAAAGTTTATTACCCATGATTTTAATTTTAAAACCATCAATAACTCTTGAATCCAACAGAGGGTCACCATCTTCTCTACGAAGACCAATTTTGCGTTCCTCACCATCTGAAGAGTATTTTTTATTGTGCGCGCCGTCATATGCGTTAGCGGCTGCTTGATGTAATCCTCTAACTATTTCAAGAGTTGTTGCCATTATACTGTACCTCTTTTTTTATCATATTCTAAAGCGTGTTTAACAGAGCCTATATCCTTATCCATTTGTGCAACCTTTGATTGCATCCATTCTGGGAGGTTGTCTCCGTCATTCAACATATCGTGAGCTTCTAGGGCATATTGACCAATCTTATAGAGTTGTGATTTAGTCATATAGCCTTCATAATCTAGTTCTTGGTCTTGGTCACCAACAGTATCATCATAGCCAGTTTGGACTCTATCCATTTCCTCTTTAATAATTTGTTTAAGTCTACCTCTTGTTATTTGCATTGTTTGGCCTCCAACCAGATTTCCAACGTTCTTCTCTGTCTTCTACATATATTATGTAGCATTTTTTACAACATTGAAACTTGTTCATATATACATCATCTTCCATAGAAAATGAGTAAACAGAACAAACAGGACAAGTCCTATTCGTTTCTTTATTAAGTAGTTTTTTAGAAATAAAAACACCTTCAAAATCCACTTTATGTTGTTTCTCCTCAAGAATAGTTTGTTTTTTATTTAATTCTTGAATTTGTTCTAGATATTCTTTTTCTTTTTCTTCAT